AACCCGGAGCACGTCGCCCCAGCCACGCGCCGCGCAGTGCAGCGACGCACGACCGACGAGCAGGGACACCAGGGCAACCTGGTGCGCCGCAAGAAGCTGGCCGACAACGCACGCAAGCGCGCCAAGCTCACGCCCGAGCTGGCCCGCCAGGTGCGCGAGGCCGACGGCCCGCAGGACAGGATCGCCGAGCAGTTTGGCGTCAGCCAGGCCACTGTGAGCGTGATCAAGCGCGGCAAGACCTGGAAGGACTACAGCAACCCGTTCGCGGGTCTTGGGCTATGACCAAACGCATCAAGCCCGACGCAAACTTTGTTGCCGAGCAAACCGTGCGCATGCACGAGCTGCTGCAGCAGCGCGCAGCACTGCCGCGCGAGGATCTCGAGTACGTCGTCGAGACGGTGGCCAAGCTCAAGGACGAACGCCTCAAGGCCTGCATCGCCGAGCTCATCGGCTGGGGCGATGACGAGCGCGCCGAGCTCGAGACGTTTGTGGCCATTGCTTTGGAGGTCATGAAAACGACCAACATCTCCAAGCTGCGCAGCGCCGCCACCGTGGTGGGCGTGCGCACCTTTATGAGGGACGTGGAATGACCCGGCGCGCGTACACCCCCCGCGCCTACGCGGTGCCGGCGACCGACCACCTCAACGCGCACGAACGCTGCGCACTGTGGGCCAAGCCAGGCATGGGCAAGAGTGTGATCACCATGACCTGGCTCGACACGCTGCACAACATCGTCGGCGAAAGCGCGCCCACCCTGGTGCTGGCGCCGCTGCGCGTGGCCCGTGACACCTGGACCAACGAGGCGCACAAGTGGCAGCACCTGCGCGACCTGTCGGTGGTGGCAGTGATCGGCGACGCCAAGCAGCGCGCCGCCGCACTGCGCCAGGAGGCCCAGGTCTACACCACGAACTACGAGAACCTGGTCTGGCTGCGCGACCATTTCGAGGACGCCGGCAAAGCCTGGCCCTTCCGCACGGTGGTGGCCGACGAGAGCACCAAGCTCAAAGGGTTCCGCCTCAAGCAGGGCGGCGTGCGTGCCCAGGCCATCGGCAAGTTTGCGCACGCCAAGGTCAAACGCTGGATCAACCTGACCGGCACGCCGGCCAGCAATGGCCTCAAGGACCTGTGGGGCCAGACCTGGTTCCTCGACGCCGGCCAGCGCCTGGGCCGCACCTACGCCTCGTTCGAGGAGCGCTGGTTCGCCTATAAGCGCGTCAAGGACGCGATCAGCGGCAAGCCTGGCATCGTGCCCACCATCCTGCCGCACGCCCACGAGGAGATCCACGCGCGCCTGGCGGACATCTGCCTGACCCTGGACCCTAAGGACTGGTTCGACATCAAGGACCCGATCACCAACGTGATCGAGGTCGAGCTGCCCAAAACCGCGCGCATCAAGTACCGCGAGCTCGAGCGCGAGCTCTTCACGATGTTCGACGCCCAGGAGGTCGAGGTTTTCAACGCCGCGGCCAAGTCGCTCAAGTGTCTGCAGCTGGCCAACGGAGCCGTGTACCTGGACCCCGAGCGCTACGGCCCGGACAAGGCGGTCGAGGTGCACAGCGAAAAGCTCGACGCCCTCGAGGAGCTGGCCGAGGAGACCGGCGACGACCCACTGCTGGTGGCCTACCAGTTCCGCAGCGATCTGTGGCGCCTGGTCAAGCGTTTCCCCGATGCGCTCGACCTGTCGAAGAAGGAAGACCTGGACGCAGCCAAGGCCGGCAAGGGCAAGATCTGGCTGGGCCACCCGGCCGGCATGGGCCACGGCGTGGACGGCCTGCAGGAGCACTGCAATACCCTGGTGTTCTTTGCCCAGGACTGGAACCTCGAGTACCACGACCAGATCCTTGAGCGCGTGGGGCCGATGCGACAATTACAGGCAGGCAAGGACCGGCCGGTGTTCGTTCATTACATCGTGGCGCGCGACACCATCGACGAGGTGGTGTTGGCGCGCCGCGACAGCAAGCGCAGCGTGCAGGACCTCCTGCTCGAATACATGAAAGGTAAGAGATGACACAACTATGCGGAAGCTGCGGCCGCCGTGACGGCCAGCACGAGATGTGGTGCAAGGAAAACCGGGTGACGACCGTGGCCGACAAGATCAGGCCCGACGCCAGCGCCCTCGACATCCAGGTGGCCGGCGGCCACTACAAGGGCAAAAAGATTCAGCCGGTGGAGTACATCTCCGCCAACAAGCTGAACTTCCTCGAGGGTTGCATCGTCAAGCGCATCACGCGCTGGCGCGACAAACCGGCCGAGCACCGTTTCCAGGACCTCGAGAAGATCAAGCACGAGGTCGACCTCTTGATCGAGATGGAGAAGCGCCATGGATGAAGCCGACCGCGCCAGCCAAGAAGTCGATCGCGAGCTGGCCGAGGCCATCCGCAAGCGCCGCCCAGCCGGGCCTGCCCCGACGGGCCGCTGCCTGTACTGCGACGAGGTGGTCGACGACCAGCACCGCTGGTGCAGCGTCGACTGCCGCGAAGGCTGGGAAAAGGAGGCACGCCGTGGCCGGTGAAATGACGTTCATCGCCGAGCTGCCGGCCGGCTACGACGAGCGCACGCGCATGGCGCTGACCGACAGCAACCGGGTGATCGTGACGCACCCCGAGCACCCGCCCCTGCTGCTCGACAGCAGTGGCCAATGGCTTGATTTGAACAAGGCTCTGGTGCATCCTGCACCTCGTTCTAGCAACTGCTAGAACCCCCGGGAGCACGATGTCCCCCTAGTGCTCCGCTGCCTTTACAGTCTGCTAAAGGCAGAATATACATTATGCGTCTCGGGGCGGGGGTTGACGCTACAGCATCTGCTAAAGGAAACTGTCGCACATGCTTGAGATCAATGCCCGCCCGGGCCGCGACCTGCGTGCCCTGATCGAACGCATCGGCGAGCGCGCGGTGGCCCGCGAGCTCAACATCCACCCCAAAACCCTCTACCGCTGGAAGGTCGGCAAGACCCCGATCCCGGGGCGCCAGCACCTGGCGATCAAGATGCTGCTCGGGGACCTGCCCGGCACCGAGGGCCGCTGGACCGGCTGGCACTTTCACCAGGGCGAGCTCGTTAGTCCCGGCGGTGACCGCTACGAGCCCGGCCATGTGCTGTCCCTGGTGCTGCTGCGCCAGCAGCTCACGGCCCAGCGGCGCGAGATCGAGGAGCTGCGGGTGCACCTGGCGATCGCCCAGGAAGCGGTCGAGCGCCTGGCGCCGGCCGCCAACGACAGCCGCGCCTTCGGTTAAGTCTGGGTGCCGACGACGGTGCCGTCGGTGCTGGTGGTGGGCGCGCTGGTCTTGATGTAGAGCTTGCCCGAGGTGACCCACAGGTAGGCCCCGTTCAGCATGATGGGGTTCTCCCAGGTGCCACCGAAGTCGAGGTGCGCGCCATTCGGGACCTGCGCCAGGCACTTGCCCGAGGTGCTCCAGCCGAGGCGCAGGTTGCGCGCCGTGCCGTTCGCTTCCCAGATGCGCAAGGAGGAGCGCCCGGCCCCGCCCTGGCTCGCGGTGCCGTCGCCAAAGAGGTTCAGGTCCTGCTCGCCGTCGGTGGCGTGGTTCAGGTGGTTCAAGCGCTTCAAGCCGTCCAGGCGCTGCCGATCGGAGATCAGGTTGTCGCCCGCCGCGCCGGCCTCGACGGTCGGGGCGGTGGCGCTGTTGAACACGCCGGCCAGGCGGTTGGTGGTGGCGGTGGCCTTCAGGTAGTAGGCCTTGGCGCCGGTGCCGGGCTCGCTAGTCCAGCTGAAGTCGTTCAACGAACCGTCAATGCGGATGTCGATCGAGTTGGTGCCGGCATCGCCGCCGGCGCTCGCGGTCAAGGTGCCCGCCTGGCTGAACCACAGGTTGTCGCCGCGGTGCTCGTCGCTGTCCTCGACGTAGATGCCGTAGACGTAACGCTCGAACAGGCAGTCGGTGATGATCTGGGCGTTGGGTTGGTGCAGGCCGCTGCCCGCGTCGCCATTGAGCAGGTCGATGTGCGTGAAGCCGATGTCGAAGTGACAGCCGGCCACGCGGTTGAAGTAGTTCACGTAGCTCGTGGCGCCGGCCACGCTCTCCTGGCCGGTAAAGCGCAGGCTCACCTTGGTCGCGGTCTCGCGGTCGGCCTTGGCCGCCCCGCCGAAAATGTGCAGGCCGTCAAAGGTGTTGGCCATGGTCGAGGCGGCGCGGCAGCGCACCAGGATGCCGGCCGTGCCGTTCGTGTAATCGAGGCGCCCACCGCGGAACGCCGAGTCGCGCCAGCCGTCGATGACGATGGCAAAGCCCGCGCTGTCGTAGCCCGCCACCGAGCCCGTGACATACGACTTGAGGATGGTGGCCTTGGAGAGCACCAGGTCGACGCGCGCCGCGGTGCCGCCGCTGCCGGCGATCGTGAGCTGGGTGTTGAGCCTGAACGTGCCGGGCCCGAAAAACACCGAGCCGCCGGTCGCCTTGGCCTCGTTGATGGCCGCCTGGATCTGCGGGGTGTCGTCGGCGGTGCCGCCCAGGGGCGTCAGGCCGATCATGTTGCGGGGTACACGGGTGGTCATCAACTCCCTTTCGCGCCGCGCGTGGCGGCCTGGATCGCAGCGTTCTTGCCCCACTGGCGCAGGCCCGCATACGCGAGCGGCAGCGTCATCAAGAGGCCCAGGATCTCAACGCTGGGGCTGTCCTGGGTGAATACATAGGCAAGCGCCGCAAACAGCGACACCCAGCTCTGGCCGGGGCGCGTGCGACGCACGAAGGGGTCCTCGACCGCATCGCCGGCACGGATGGTGAGCTGGGTCTGCTCGTGCTCGGCCTGCTGATCTTTGAGCTCGAGCTCGGTCATGGCGCGGATGTGCTCGCGGATGCTGGCCTCGTTCTGCAGGGCG